CATAATTCGTAACCAAAATGATGCTTGGGACGAGGAAAATGATCGCAGGACTAGCACCACCGGTGTTAATAATATGAACACGCTACCTTTTGAGAACATACCATATAATAGTATAAATTCGATAGGGAAACAGTGGATTAGGAGATTCACTCTTGCTTTGTGTAAAGAGATGTTAGGATATATAAGAGGAAAATTCGCAACTATACCGATTCCGGGCGAAGCTATAACTTTGAACGGAGATGCTTTGATCGGCCACGCGCAACAAGAACAGACCGCGCTTAGAGATGAGTTAAAAGCAGTCCTTGATGAGTTGACCTATTCTAAACTGGCTGAACAAGAAGCAGCCATGGCCGATGCAGCTGTAAACTTGCAGGCAAAAGTGCCGTTAACTGTGTTTGTAGGATAAGGGAGGCGAATTTGACAAATGCCAAAATGGTCTCAACCAAAGCAGCCGCCGCCGCCTCTTTTTGCTGGTAAAAAAGAGCGCGACCTCATCAAACAAGTTAACGATGAACTTATTGAAAGAGTTATCGGGCAGCAAATATTGTACTACCCGATAAGCTTGGAGCACACAAACTTTCACGATCTTTATGGAGAGGCGATGGTTAAATCATTTTTGCCCCCGATCAGAGTATACGCTTTGGTAAATTTTGGAGGCTTACAAACGGGCTTCATGAACAACGTCGGGATTGATAAAGATACAACCATTTCAATCAAATTTCATAAAAGAAGATTGACTGAAGACCAGGATTTATTTGTTAGAGTTGGAGACTTCGTTCTGTATGGTGATATTTATTATGAGATCACTTCTCTAGTAGAACCAAAACAGTTGTTTGGTCAGATAGACCACAAGTTTGAGATTGGAGCAGAGTGTATCAAAGCGCGCGAGGGCCTTTTCGATGCCACATGATGATATCACAGTGAAACTAAGTTCTAATGTGTTGGAAGAAAAGTTAATTCAGCCTTCTACTCTAGAGAATATAGACAGATCGTTATTTGAATACATTGATAATGAGTTTGATATATCTTGTGACACAAACAAAGGTTTTAAGAAAGCACCAGTTGTGTGGCTTTCAGCAGAGCGCGCCTTCCAGATAAAAAATAATAAAGAGATGCGAGATGATAAAGGGATCTTGATCTTACCTATCATTACCGTAGAACGAACCTCTCTCACCCACAACCTTTCCAACAAGGGCATTTTTCAAGCTCACGTTCCTCCGATGCTCGACGAAAAGGGGGGATCCATTACTATTGGAAGAGTTATAAATCAAGATAAAACTTCGAACTTCGCAAACGCAGATGCATACAAGTGGAGAAAGCAAGTTAACTTTCCAAAGGAAAATAAAAAAGTTGTTTATCAAAATATTTCAATTCCGCTTCCTGTACACGTTGAAATGATGTATAGAATTACATTGAGATGCGAATACCAACAACAGATGAATCAAATGGTTACCCCTTTTATTACAAGAACTGGTGCGGTAAACCATTTTCTCTTGAGAAGGAACGAACACAAGTATGAAGCGTTTATCGAAGATAGTTTTACACCAACAACCAATTCATCGAATTTAGGCACTGACGAAAAAATGTATCAAGCAGACGTCAATATAAAAGTATTGGGATACATAATCGGTGAAGATAAGAATCAAGAGCAACCAAAAATTGTAATTAGAGAGAACGCTGTTGAGGCAAAAATGCCAAGAGAAAGAGTTATAACGAAAGATTCACCAGAACACATTGATAAGAGAGGTTTTTATAGAGAATAGTTTTTACCTTTCAGTGTTTCTCTTACTATTTATTAAAGAATTGTCTACGCACATTTATTAAGGAGAATAATCAGCATGTCCGAAAAAAAGTTTAATTTTGTCTCACCAGGAATATTTCTAGAAGAAATTGATAATTCACAGTTACCGAACGCAGGGCCTGATATTGGTCCATGCATCATCGGTCGAACTGAACGAGGCCCCGGAATGAAGCCCGTTACAGTTAAGTCTTTTTCAGAATACGTAGAAACATTTGGCAACCCAGTTCCCGGTGGAAAAGGTGGCGATGTCTTTAGAGATGGAAATTATAGTACTCCGATGTACGCTGGTTATGCTGCTCAAGCCTGGTTAAAAAATAACACTCCTGCTACAATTGTAAGACTACTTGGTCAGCATAGTCCAAATCGCTCAACGCCTACTACTGCAGGCAAACAAAATGCTGGTTGGGACATGGGAAATATTACCGCTGGAGCAAAAGGAGGAGCATATGGTTTATTCTTAATGAACTCTTCTTCCGCCGGCACACAAAAATTGAACCTCGCGGCCGTATTCTATTCTGATAGTGCATCCGGAGCAGTTGTATTGACCGGAACGATGGAGCAGGCAACACAACACACGATTGCTGGCGCATCCGCAACAACTGCGGCCACTACCACCACTGCATCACAGTGTATTCCGATTGCTACAAGTTCCGCAAACAGGGCTGCAGAATTCACTGCTCAAATAGGCACTATGGCCACTATCCGTGCTGGTACAGCTGAAAAGTTTGTTTTCAATTTTGATGAAAATTCCGACAATTATATCAGAAAAGTTTTCAACACCAATACAACGCTGGTTAACACGGCTACAGCGCGCGACGAGGAAAAAGCTTATTTCCTAGGAGAAACATATGAAAGAGCTTTGCTATCGGAGGAGACTAGCGGTGACGGCCGTACAGGTATTACAAGTTTAAACGATGTTACCCATGGAGTAATCGTTGCGCTGACGACGCAGGCAAGTACGTCGACGCAGTGGGCAGATCGCCAGAGAGAAGCATCGAAGGCCCGCACTGGTTGGTTCATTGGGCAAGACATGGGCGCCGCGGCAAATTACAAGCCGGCAGACCAACAGAAATTGTTTAGACTCATTGCGCATTCGGCCGGTGACTGGACACAAAAAAATCTGAAAGTTTCTATTCAAGATATTAAACCTTCGTCCAACAAGCTTAACCCTTATGGTACCTTTTCGGTGGTACTCAGAAAAATAACTGATCTAGATAAAGCCCCAAAGGTAGTCGAAAGATTTTCTAATTGCGACTTGAATCCAAATTCTGCAAATTATGTAGCTAGAAAAATTGGTGACAAATACGAAACATGGGACGATACGGAAAGACGATATCGTAATTTTGGCAACTACACTAACACATCAAAGTATGTCTACGTCGATATGAATATAACCGTTGATCAAGGCGGCGCTGATGATCTTCTGCTTCCTTTCGGGTTCTTTGGGCCTCCTAAACCTAAAGATACCGGAGCGAACATGCAAGTCGCCGGAACTGCTACATTAACTTTCGTTACGGGCGACAGACCAGAGTCTGGCGACACCATTACAATCACTGACGCTGCCGGCACTGCAAAAGTATATGTAGCTGGAGGATCGCAAGATACGAGCGTCGACCCGCCTCAATGGCATGCCTCCAACACCACAACAACACAGGTTGATTCGTTGCAAGCTTGCATTGAATCTGCGAATGGCCACAATGGAACGATTGGTGTCAGTCAAGACGGCACTGGCTTAATAATGACTTTGACACAGGACACAGCCGGCGCCGGCGGAAACACAGCTATAACTTCCAACGGCCCAACCGCCGGCCAGCTTACTGTAGCTGGTTTTACTGGCGGCGGCACTGGCGTCAGGATTGATGACGATATGACGGACTCTGATGCAACGTGGGTTTCACCAGATATTAATTTTATTGCCCCGAGAGCATACGCCCATGGAGCTGGCGGACACACTGACGCTATCCTTACTACGCCTAATATGACAGCCTCCTTCTTGTTCCCCAAGCTTCCCATGAAATTGCAGGGCACGCAAGGAAATCTTCCGAAACCCACTATGCAATATTGGGGCATTGATATGGCCAAGAGCGGTTCGGTTAAACATGATCCCAGTCTGACAGAGTTGCTTAGGCCAATAAGCACTGTCGGTCCGGACGTTTCAGATAGCGCTACTGCTCTGGAACACATGTTTGTATTCTCGCTGGATAATCTTCAACTGACAGCTTCCGTTGGTGCTTCGTACCAATCTGGCTCGCGAGCAAACCCCGTCGTCGCACATGCCTCCATCACCACCAACAGTGGCTATAGCGCATTGCTGACTGGAAGTACCTTAGGTTATAATAGGTTCACCACCGTTTTCCATGGCGGCTTCGATGGGTTTGACATTACAGAAAAAGATCCGTTTAGAAATACTTTTATCACTGCTAATGGCTCTGACACTAACAACTACGCTTTCTATTCTATTAAGAGAGCGATTGACAGTGTTAGAGATCCGGAAGTAGCAGACATCAATCTGGCTACAATTCCTGGAATTACGCAACCGACGCTTACTGAGCATCTCATTACTATTTGCGAAGACCGTGCTGACGCACTGGCTATCATCGATCTTGAAAAAGATTATGTACCTCCGCACGAGAACGAGAGTTCGGAAGCGGATAACAAGCCAGATGTTAATTTGGCGGTTAACACGCTCAAAGGCCGACAGATCAATTCTAGTTACGGTTGCGCTTACTTCCCATGGGTCCAAATTAGAGACACCATTAGTAACGTTATACTATACGTTCCACCTTCTGTTGTCGCTTTGGGCACGATGGGCTCGAGCGAAGCGGCACGCGCAGCTTGGTTTGCACCAGCTGGCTTTACTCGCGGCGGCCTGACGACTGGTGCAGCTGGACTTCC